CATAGGAGACTGCCGCGTGCGCGCGGAGTTGTTCCACCTGTTCCAAAGTCACTGACATAGAGGCCGCCACCCTTTCAACGGTTTTGTGATTACAGTATACCCAAGCCGCGGGGCGGATGGAATTGATCTTTCCTTAAAAACACATTAAAAGTCCATCTAATTTTATAACTAAAAATACTAGAATAACAAGGAGAATGCACAATAAAAACAACTTTTTTGAACTTTTGATGCGTTGTTCTATTTGCACATATTTAAGAAGAAAGTTACAAATACTTAGGAAACCTTCTGGATCTCTTTAGCCAAAAACGAAACATCTACGTGCGTATAGTGCTCGGTAACATCTCCATCGGAATGCCCTAAGATACGCTTTATAGCGACTTCGTCCACCCCGGCCATTCTCATCCGAGACGCGGCGGTATGCCTGCACCAATGAGGGGTAGCAGCAGGCACTCCTAATTCTTCCATAACCTTAGAGAATAGCGGTCGGTATTTGTATGCTGGTATTGCATTCCCGTCATCATCACAGATAATAGTTTTACCGTCCCTGGATAGCCACTTGGCGAGATATGGCATGATTTTAGGATGCACCGGGACAATGCGATTTTTCCCGGCCTGGGTTTTTAGACCTCCTTGCAAATAATTCGCCTCCGAATGATACGAGAATCTGGTAAGCCCCAAAAACTCGGACACCCGGAATCCAGTATAACATAGCATTAGTACGGTATCAGCCCAAGGGAATCCAGAGGACGCCAGGTTCTCCAATTTACGCATTGTGATATCATCAAAAGCACCCTTTTCGTGCTTTGCTTCAACTCCTGGAAGTTCCACAAAAGCGGAATAGTCTTTATACACGATATCGCGCTCTGTTGCGTGCTTAAAAAGTGCTTTCATAAGCATTTTGTCATTGCTAATACTAGATTTCGATAATCCGTTTGCCTCGTCTTGGTCAATAATAGATTGTAGGTCGTCAATCGTAACCTTGCACATATCCTTTTTTTCTAGCACACAGAGGCGCGCCCAAGAAGCCTTATAGCTGGCGATAGAGGCAGCTCCTGCCTTTGCATACTTTTTGGCAGACCACTGATTGTATACGTCTCCCCAGGTAACGGCGAGTGACTTTGCCGGGATATTAGATGCCAAATATTTGTCAAGGGCCTCCTGTGCTTCTTTGGCAGTTCTGTGGTAGGATAGATACTTTTGCTTCCACAGTCCGGGCCGCTCCAAATACGACACCCTGACGGCGTATCGGTTTCTGCGGTTTGGCCCAAGATTTACAATACTTCCAGTTCCATTCGCTCTTCTCATTGACTTTTCCCCCTATTCTGGTAAAATAAAGGGGTGATAATGGCGGCCAAACCTTATCACCCCTATGTGAGCCGTCCCTGGTGTTGGTAGCACCGGGGGCGGTGTTTTTATTGCGCTTTTTTCAGCTCGGCTAGATCCTGTGACAAAGTACGGACAGCCAGTTTGAGAACGGCCATTTCGCTACGGATTTGCTCGATTTCGCTCTTCGGCGTAATGGCATCCATGATGGCCTGCTGCCCCTCGGCCAAAAGATTAAACCGGGTTGTGACCTCCGTGTCCAGCAGTAGTTTCATACATCTAGCGCTTTCGTCCAGGATTTCCTGCTTCTGCTTCTCCAGCTTCTGGTCGATGCGGGATTCCATCCCCTTCATCATTTCTGCAATTGCTTGTAAATCCTTTTCATCTAACATGTGTAAAACCCCCTATTCGGTTGTTAAGGTGTCGCTTTGTGGGCGGCGCTTAGCATTACGGCAGTTAAGGGAAGTGCAATAAATCTATTCTCCTCTCTATTTTACCATTCCCCAGTGGTAGGGTACAATCGTATATCTGGCGAATATCCGTGTAATGACAACCAAGAAATGGCCTTTTCTCGTAATTCGGGAGGAGTCGATGTGATATTACATATCGCTTTATAGACACCAGCCCAAAATACTTCATCGTCTTCTGGAGCATTACCACCGCAAAAGTCAAGGATCCTTTCTTTGTCGAGTGAAAAGAGAACTTCATTGCGTTTTTTTGCGAACTCTGATATGGGCATCTATATACCTCCTAAACTTATTTACGGTTAGTATCTATAGAACTAATCCTATATTTAGCTAACTTTTCAGATACACCCATATAATTTGCGGCTTTTTCTACGGACTGATATATAAAATCTTCCAATACATCATCGCTATAAATAAGATCAACGGAAAATCTATGAGCCTCATTTTCCCTTTTTTGAGGGATAAAGTCCGTACTCCTGTCCATAAAAATCCGGTTTGTCCCTCGGTGCAAAAAGTAGTGCCCAAGCTCGTGAGCACACACAAGCCTTTGCTGGGTTTCATCCAAATCCGAATTTATATAGATTAAATTCCTGCGCAGGATTCTCTGCTGGAATCCTCTTACTTCCATCAAAGGTGCGTAGACAATGATAAACCCAAGATCATGCGCAATCTGAAAGGGGTCACGTGTGTTATGCCTTTTTGCAATTTTATCGGCAAGCACCTTGATTGTCATGGTTAACCCTTCCTGTACTTTTTAGGAGTATATGTCTCCTTATTCCTTCTTCTGGCCTCTTCAAGCCCGATTCTCATGGCAGATGCCATAGCGGCCCTTGCTTCTTCCGACATGGGCATTCCATCAAAATTTAAATCTCCGGCCTGCTCCATATCGCTCATAATGTTTTCCACGAGCTTTGCTACATCGCGCCTGTCCTTCTCTGTAAGGCCGGGCGCTTTTTCTTTTTCACCTGTTAGTTCTGATACGGGTACGCCGAAGTAGTCAGCCACTTTTAAGGCCGTGGCGTGGTTCGGTTTACTTCCTGTTTTCCACCTCGACACAGTAGGCTTTGCAATACCAATTTCCATGGCTACAGCAGACGGAGATTTGTTAACAGAATTACATAAGCGAACATAGTTATCATAAAACACAAAAACTCCTCCATATTTTTGGACATAAACACAAAGTTGTTTTTGTTATCATTTTTAACTTGACAGTTGCGTTTGATAGCGTTATTATATTCTTGCGAGTTGCAAATGATAACAAAATACCAGACCCCGGAGAAAACTCCCGTGTCAATCGCTTTTATGTATCTCGCAAATTCATAATAGCATATGTTGTTAACTTTTGCAACTACTTTTTGACTGATGTGGGAAGGAGAACCGCCCCGTGCGGATACACAGGGCGGCTATGGGGTTACTTACTACCTAGCATTCGGCTCCACTTAGAGCCTTTTTCTAGGTGATAAGAGAAAGCCCCATCAGGCGAGAAGTGGGATAGCGCAACGATGGCGTATCCGTCCTTCAAATACCTGTCCTTCTCCTTTTGGGAGACACAGAACACCTTCTGAACGATAGCGATACCTCCCTTCTTGGGACGGAAACCGCCTTATTTGCCAGATGGCATCTTGATTCTACCTGTTCTTTCCTGCTTAGTCAACATATTAAACAGATTGGAGGGTTGAAATTGCCGGAGGCATGGACTGGGAATCTCATTGGGAAGATGCACAACAAGGGAATTACTTACGATGACCTTGCCGAAGAAATGGGCGTAACTAAGTCTTACATTTCTATGATTCTGAATGGGAAGCGAAAACCGCCTGGAATCAGGGGCCGGATGGACACTGCGGTAAATACCATCGTTCAGCGGAGAAACGGCATCGCTGCGGACTACCTTCTCGCAGAAGATAGAAACCAAGGTGGAGGTGTAAATGCAAAAGCTGATTTGTAACGGGCTGTTATCTGTCAATGATACGGGGCACGTTTACAAGGTTATGAAAAATGGTGAATTAAGGGAGCTTTCCCCGCACGGAATAGGCCGTGGTAGACGATACCTATGCGTTCGGCCATCAATTAACGGGAAGCAAGAAACATTTTATGTTCACCGTCTGGTGGCAGAAGCATTTTTGCCGAATCCCCAAAATCTACCGCAAGTTAATCACATCGATGGAAACCCACGCAATAACAGCATTGAGAATCTGGAGTGGTGTACCGCAAGCCATAATATCCGTCATGCGTACAATACAGGGTTAATCAATGTATATCGTCAGCATCGAGTTTGTTCATCATGTGGTTCCAAAATTTCAGATAGTTCGGGAAGCGGATTGTGTTGTTTGTGTCGAGATCGACTCCTTAATGAACACAGGTTTAACCAGAGCCTTCTATTGCTTGGAGTAATTGAGTTTAACAAAAAGGTTTTTGGAGTTTCAAATGGTGGACTCGCAGAAATGACGGGGTATTCAAAAGAAACTATCGATTGCTTTATGTCAGGTAAACGAATCACACATAACGTCGCAAAGGCAATTTGTGATGCGTTTCAGATTGACAAGAGCTTGATACAAACAGAATTATACACATAAGTTGTCCAATAAACCGGACAACAAAGCCCGCCCCTGACGGGGCGGGAGGGAAGGGGGGAAAGCGATGGAAAGAGTGGTTTTAAGAAACGATGGGCATAACACAAAGCTGGAAATTGACGGCGTGGAAATACAGAATTTATACAGCGTAAAAATTGAAAAAACGCCGGATGGCCCCATAAGAATAGAACTATCCGGCTCTGTGACTAATGAAGTCCTAATTGAGACTTAATGATTTCTGTTACTACGGCTGATGCAATTTGAGAAATGGCATTCAACGATTTTGAACCGACTTTAGATGACACAGCTTTGACATTATTCCAAATCGTATTTTCCCGGATGTTCGCAAGGAATTCATGGCCCTTTGGAGTTAAATCTACAACTTCCCAGCCGCCATCAATACCACGTTTGAATTTGTAAAACATACCAGCCATATCACATTGGCGAGCATGGTATGCAATTTCTTCTACACTGTAATTTCCGTGTATTTTATCTAAATCTATTCTGGAATCAAAGTAGTGTCCAGTATCGCATATGGCTTCTACGGTCAAAAGAATATCTCGAATACAATCAGGATTTAGTTTCATTTCTCAATACCTCCTTTTCGCCAGTATACCATGGCAAGGAAGGAACCACAACAAAAAGCGCCCCGGCCGGTGTGCGACCACCGACCAGGGCATGACACCACGTACCGAAGCTACGAGGTATCGGAGACAGTATATCACATCCTCCGGCCTCTGGCAAGATTGGAGGATTTTTTATGACCAAAGATGGACAGCTCAACGAGAGCAGTACGAAGCGGGAGATTGAGAACCGCTTCAGCAATGCGCGCCGCGTCATGGACGACCTATGCCGGTCCTATTACGGGATGACTTGGGACGAGCATGAGCGGTTGCATGGCGAAAGGAGGGAGGATAGCCATGAGGCCAAGAACGAGAGAGCGGCCACCGGTTCCAACGGACAATGAGATACTAGCATATGACAATGTTCCCTTGGACGTTGCGGCCCGATATCTGGACTGGCCCGAACAAACGGTAAGGCTGGCGCTCAGAGAAGGCCGGGCAACCTTCGGGATTGCGGTCAAGGACAAGGCGCTTACATACAAAATCAGCCCCGGAGGGCTGGTCAAGTACAAGCGGGAGGGCGTACCGTGCTTTGACTACGAAACCATCGTACACATGATACGGACTGCGGTGGCGAGCACCATTCAAAGCGAAATGAACGATTTCAAGACAAAGCTTTTCAACTAATGAAAGAGAGTGAAAATTATGGGAGCACAAACCGAGCGCGACAGGCGCGCAAAGGCGTACAGCTACCGGGCCTACCGCCGCCGGGTACAGCAAGCGCAGGCGGTGGCCCAGCGTGTGCAACTGGCGGTGATTGCCGGAGCGGCGCTGGTGCTGGCTGTTCTGGTGGCGGTCAGCCTATGAAGAAGCAACTGATCGTGACCATTGCATATCTCTTTCTGCTGCTGGCGCTAGTTGCACTGATCGAAATTGTCTGGAACCAGGAGCCGGAGCAGCCAGCCATTGAAACCCCGGCGGCAACCACCACCCCGGCCCACACGCCCACCGGCCCGCTCACCATCCAGATCACCGGCCTGGAGGGCGCGGAGAGCATCGACGATGTGTGGGCGGTCATCGAAATACCTGGAGGGAACGAAAATGAATGAAACCCTAGATTTTATCGAAATTGGCACTGACGAAGAGATAATCCAGAAGACGGGCACAGAGCAATACGTGAAGCTGGCAAGCCCGAACACCGCCCTATATGTGAGTTCCGCCACCGCAAAGTGTATCCCCAACATATTGCCTCGAGTCCTGATCGGCAAGGCCGGAAAGTATCTGCTATTCCATTTCACCGACAGCAAAAAAGGCTTTGCTGTGTCGAGATATTCCGGCGGGTTTTCGATCCCGATGGCCGGCGTCGTCAGAAAACTCGGGATAAGGCCGGAGCAGGTAAATGGCAAGCGCCCAAAGCTCATCAAAGATGGCTTTGCAATCGAGCTATATTAAAAAGCGCCGCTCCCCGGTGTGCGAAACCGGAGGGCGGCAAGACAAAAGCTATCTGCCCTTATTTTAGGGCTGGGAGGAGGGAGCAAAATGGACTTAAAAAAGATTTTGGACGAGCATCTCCTTTGGCTGAATGGAGAGGGCGGCAGCCGTGCCGACCTGCGCGGTGCCGACCTGCGCTGTGCCGACCTGCGCTGTGCCAACCTGAGCAATGCCGACCTGTTCGGTGCCAACCTGCGCAATGCCGACCTGCGCTGTGCCAACCTGCGCAATGCCGACCTGTTCGGTGCCAACCTGCGCGGTGCCAACCTGAGCGATGCCAACCTGAGCGATGCCAACCTGAGCAATGCCGACCTGCGCAATGCCGACCTATGCCGTGCCAACCTGAGCGATGCCAACCTGAGCGATGCCAACCTGAGCAATGCCGACCTGTGCGGTGCCGACCTGAGCGGTGCC